CCTCTAGCATTTCCTCCAGACACTGTGCCATCTGGCATTTGGCCGACAATAGCTCCAGTGCCTTTTGGACCCAGCACTACTCCAATGTCCGCTGATCCCGTTCCTGCGGATTCGGCTCTGAGAATTGCAAATCTGGAAAGGCTATACGTTGCAAAAGAAAGGGATAGTCGTTCGTAGTTCGAGGCGTCGGTAAAAGTGTTGTAGAGATTGAAACGCTGTGCATTTGTGCTGTTGCGCTGCTCAATCAAATTTGTCCCGCCGACAAGCACACCAGACGTGCCAAGCGTCAAACCGGAAAACGTAGGCGTATTGCCAGTGCCTAGACCAAGATTCGTGCGTGCCGTTGCTGCGTTGGTTAGGTCGCTCAGGTTGCTTGCCTTGACCAGCAAACCGCTCAAGTCCTGGTCGCCGGTGTTCGTGCCGCTTGAAGTGCCCGAGAACGTGCCGGATTGCGTTGCGAGTGTGCCCAACCCAATCAACGTCCTAAACGACGATGCCGCCGACAGTGCATCGGTTTTGATTTGACTGAGGTCGAGCGACGTTGCGGACATTACGCAAACCTCTGCTTCAACTCGGCCATTTCTTTGTGTATTGCCAGGATTTGGTTTCGCAATGCATTGCGGTCGTCCTCGCAGTCCTTGAGTCGCAAGTTGACAACCGACAAATCAGCCTCAAACTTTTCGATCAATTCCTCCTTCGCCTTCTCGAAGCGATGGAACAAATAAACCGTTGCACCTACGAGACTGGACATGACCGCACCGCCGAGAATGACCAGCAAGCTTTCCTGTGTCATGCGAACACGCTCTCTTTCGTCCAGTCGATGTTGCGAGGCCCAGGCGTTGACATATCGGAAATTCCAACGATCGCGGTATACGGATGACCGCACAAACGATCGATGACCGTTGGTGATAGCTCGGTCCAAGAGTCGTTGTGCGAATTGAGTCGCCAGATGTAATTGCGACCCGACCGATCCTTGCGAGTGCTGTAGCCAAGCCATGCCGTCGCATGACCACCACCGTTGCTGAGTGACACGTTTTCCAGCACACCGTTGCTTGCATAGAACGAGTTGTTCCACACGGTTCCTGTGTGTACTGCACCCGCACCGCTTGCGAGGTAGTCGAAGATTTGCTGGTAGGACTTGAGCCAACTGAACGATCGAATCTTGAACGTTGATGCCTGACTCCGCATTGCATCGGTAATCATCGATCTTGCATTCGACGGATATGGCGTTCGATACGGCAGTGCCTTCTCAGGCAACATGCCAACGTCTCTGGCAACCTTCAAACCGCCGCCGATCGTACTACCGACATCGCGTCCTAAGAGATTGTCGAACCTTTGCGACTCGAGGTAAGCGTAAAGGCTGGAGAACTGATGCTCGCCGCTGTACTCCTTGAGCCTCATCGCAAGCAGCAGAAGGTACTCGCAGCAGTTCGCAAGACTGAAGCCTTGGCAACTGCCCATGTTGAACTGCTTGTCGTGCCGAACCTTGCCTCTCGGGTCGATCTGCTCCGGTGCTAGGTAATCGCTCGACGACACTAGGAACGGTGTTGCATCTGCCTGTAGGGCAACTCTGTTCTCCAGGTCGATCCTGTAGCCCGTGAAATCCTCCGGTGGTTCCGAAAATGTCAGTTCCGCTTGACTCACCATGCACCTCCGACTCGCAGGAGAAAGCTAGACACGGCACCTCGAGTGCCGTCGTCGATAACAGTTGGAATGTTAGAATCCAAAAGCTTGTCCAAATCAGTTGACGCATTGATGCGCGCATCATCCAAATCCTTTTTGAGAGTGTTGTAGAGTTGTTCCTCGTCCTTGATCTCGCCAGCAGCGACCTTGTCCGCTGCCGAGCGAAACACGCTGGCGTAGTTCTTCGCCGTTTCGGCGTGAGTCTTCTGCACAACACGCTCAATCGATTGTGCCACAGGCTGCGGTACAGGTTTGGGTTGCTGCTGGTAGAGCATGGCACCCATGATGCCAATCAGAATCCAAGGAATCCAGCTTGCAGGCTCTTTAGTCGGCATCGTTCACCTCTTCGTAGCTAACAGGCTCAAGCTCGGAAGCAACCACGCTTGGTTTATCAATTCCATTTTGCAGCCAATATTGAATTAACAGTTTGGCAAGCAACATTAGCAACTCGATAACCATTGGATCTATGCCTCGGAGTCTGCGATCGGCTCGAAATCCGATTAACGCATCTTCGCCGCAGCCTTGGCAATCAATCCAATTGGACCTAATAACCGAACGAGCAAGCATCCTCTGCGCAAGCGACAGTCTGCTTAGTTTCTTTCGGTCTTCTTCGTTTACAGAAAAATCCTCACTCATCGCTACGCCTTTGCCGAGCTGGACCGCAGCGACTCGCCAACAATCCACGATCCAATTAGGATCGCGATGTCGGTAATCTGTTCTTCAGATAGCGGTATGTTCAGCCGCTCCTTGAGCACTACTGCAGCAAGAGCGCCAACTGAGACCCAAAAACGACGAGACTTGAGAAGATCGTTGACGAAACTTGGCATAATACAAATCTCTTTTTGCAAAAACTTGAAAAGCGTAATAGCCGAGTTCAGGGCGGGCAGCGTGAATCTGCCCGCCCGAAAACTACAAAAAGCAAAACCTATTCCATTTGAGCGCAAGCCCACCAATCCATGTTGATCTGGATTGCTACAGAAGCAGCGACAGCAACCTTCAGCCCGATGATCGGAGCCAAAAAGACGCTATCTGGGAACGTCGCCGCATCAATCTCAGAAGCAGTCAATCTTGCAGGAGCCGACGATGTACCTGCTAGATTACCATCAACGTACCACTCCAGAGACTTTGGAACGGCCCTGTAACGGAAACCGAGCTTCTTGTAGGTCGTTCCGCTTGCTGTGAACTTTGCCACCGCATTCAGCTTGGTCTTGGTTGCACCGTCCTGGTAAGTTTGACCATTAGCCTTGTATGCACCATCCCAATCCGAGGTCTCTGGAGTCAGCTTGACGAACCCAAGAAAATTGGTGTCCGCCAAGGCACAAACATTATTAGCGGCAGCCGCAAATAATCCTGCAGATGCTCCGTCAGCAGCCTCAGCTAGCCCAATTGCGATTGAATAGTCATCAGCGGTAATGACATCGACCGACAAGCAAGCCTCAAAGCAAAGATCATTGTTTGCCAACTTAAATGGGGCGCACCTTCCTCGCCCCCACTGAATGACACCCTCGTCGTTCGCACCAGTTGCATCAGAGTCGATGGCAACAATGCCCTTACGCTCGTCAGTGTCCGCAATCTGATTAATGACAATGCCACCATCTGTGACAAGCGTCAAGTACGGACCATCGAGCGTAGCGGCATGAAACGAAAAGAAGTCATCAAAAAAACCAAACACAGGATTTCCGCTTGGGCCCTGATAAGAGCTACCAGTTGGATTCATGTTCGTAGGAGCAGGAAACCCCCGCCACAGCTTAGGCGAAAAAAGCCTCGTCGAAATTTCTTCAAAATGCGTCTGCATCATAAAACCCTTACTAAAAACGGGAGTGTCCCAGCTTTGGGTGGGCGTTGTCCCAATGAAAAAATGGCGGGCGAATTTAACGTCTGCCCGCCAGAGACGTTTATTAAGTCGCTGCTGACACGATGTCAGCAATGACATTAAGCGGTTTCTGTTACAGCGATAGTGCTGTAGCCACGGAAGTTTCCGCGACGGTTGAAGCAAACCATCTGCACCGAATCGTCCATGCAACGCACGCGAACGTTGCTCATTTCTGGGTGCTGGAATGCCTTTCGCTTGCGCATTTGCCGACCAGCGGCATAGTACGCTTTGAAGGTTGCCCAGTTGACACCGAGAATGATTCCGTCTGTTCGGGCATTGACGCTTCCAGAGTTCGTCCAAGCTGGAACCCAGGTCATGGGAACACCACGGACGAAAACAGTTCCGCTCCGAGCAGCCATGTCGTCGCCAATGTTGTCGTTTCCGAGCTGGAGCAAACGCCGACCCGCCGCCAACACACTGTGAGTCGTCAACAACTCCCAATCGCTGCGCTTTTGGTCAACGATGTCAGGTCGCTGAACAGGCGGAGTAAACTGGCAAAGGTCCATCGAGTTGATGACCTTTTCAACAAAGTCGCTTCGGCTGACCGTTGTGTACGGGAAGGTTCGATTGCGCCACTGTGGATATGTAGCACAAGAGATACCGCCAACACCATTAGCCCCCCAACCAACCGGCTCAAATCCGTTAAAGCCTTCAGGAGCGTTGTTTTCGGTAACGCTGTCATTTGTTGCGGTGATCCACCACAACAGGGACGCAACCGAAAATGGAGACTGCGTTGGTCCAACGGGACCGGGGCCAAACACCAAATCCTCCATGCCCGTGTAAAACGATGTCATCAGGTCACGTTCCATGTCCTCGATGTAATCGTAAATCTGACGGCCACCAGTTCGGAAGATTTCTTCGTCGATGTCGTAGTGGTAGTTATTTGTGGTCAACGCCCACTTCAACTCGCCTTGGTCAAGCGTATTGACCCGAGTCGAAGAGTCTCGGTGATACAAACCAACCGTCTGGAAGTTGTCGTTGGTATTGACTTTCACCTTCCATCGGCATTCCGATGTACTCATCGTGTCTTTCTTCAGGTTCCCTGAGAAAAGTCGCGATGCGTACTTGTATTCCTGCAACGGCAAGGACAAGTCCTGAGCTGCAAGCTGTTCTTCTCCAGCAAACTTCTGGTGAATGCTGTTGACAAAGTCATCAATCTGGTCAATCGATAGTGCCATTTGGCCAATTCCTTATGTGTTAAGACCGTTCGAGTTCCTTGTAAAGTCGGTCTGCCTCTTCGCGAGGATCGTCGCGAGGTGGTTGCGGCTTAGTAGGGCTTCCACCCAACCGCATTTGACTTTGCCTTGAAATTCTCTGGGTTTGTTGTTTGAGACGTTTCTTACCAATCTCATCAGCGAACACCATGTTGGCTACTCGACTGACTAATTGGTCCGTGAGTTCTGTCGAACGACCCAACCGCTCAAGACCAATCATCTGAGCTTTAACAGCCACATGAAGGTCTTTTCTGCGTTCCAGTTCCCGCTCAGATTCTTTCCCGGTTTTGCCAAACAATTCAGCGTAACCAAGAGAATCTACATAGCTGTCGAACCGCTCTTCCTCAGACTTGGCATTCACATAAGCAAATTGCGACTCCAGACGTTCTAGTCGAGATTCATAATGGTCTCGCAATCGCGAAAACTCATCAACAATCTCGTCGTCATAGAGATCTTTGCTTAAGGAAACCTCGTACCGATCGCTCGACTTGCTAACAGCAGAATCTTGATCGTCCTCTTCCTCGGTATCTTGTTTCTTGGAGAATTGACCCTTCTCATTACGAGCAGGTTCTTTTTCGCTT